GTCAACCGTTTATGCTTTCAGATCCACAAACAGTCACTATTAACTCTGTTGCCAAGACTCTTCCAAAGACGACAATAAGTGGCACTTCGGCCATTTACCAATCGTCAGATGGTGTTTGGACTTTGACCGTCTCACATCAAGTGAGTAAAGGTCGGATCCGCACCATGGCGAGACTTGATCAGAGGGCCATCGTTCCGGATCCGCTTACCGCGGTGAACGACTTTGAAACTCTGACTGATTATCACGTGATCGACCGACCGGATGTCGGCTTTTCCGTGACTCAGGTTCAGCAACAGGTTGCCGGCTTAAATGCCTGGCTTGACGCCACTATGGTTAGCAAGCTTTACGGGAAGGAGTCGTAGAGATATGACAACTTCCAGTAAACCAAGTAAACCGCAGAAGGTCTCAAAGAAGATCTTCTCTTTGATCAAAGCCCTAGATGTTTTCATGGACTCTGATCTTGTACCGCCCAAGGTGAATAAAGCAATTTCTTCATCTCGGACGGTCGCTGCGCTGGCTGAAAACCTTTGGGAGGTCTTCCACCAGGAAGATGCTGCAGAGGCAAAAGTCAAACTTGTCCGGAATGCTTCTAAGCAAGCCGGAAAAGCGCAAGCTTGAGGGGCCCCTTTCGGGGTTCGCCCCGAGATCCCCCTTTGCGACGTCAATTAGTTTTAGACTGTTTGCAGTTCCTATACAGGATCTGCGATGAAAGCTACGCGGCTTGATGTTTTCCTCCTTGGTAGGGAGGTAGCATGAAAAGCAACGTAAGTGACTTTCTAAAGCTGGCTGAACGAGTCTATATAGACTCAAGCAGCATGTGTCTCGCTAATGTCTCTGATTTTCGTGATCTAAAGACAATACGATCACGAGTCAAGAATGAAGGGATCTCGTTTCTTACGATTTCCCTACCAACCTTTGCACGAGATTTTGAAAAATCTCTCGCGCAAGGCTTTATTGACTCAACATCCTTCCTTAATTTCCGGAAGAATGGGTGCATCCCTGCATTTCTTAAGGGGATGACCAGTCTCATTTTTGACGTAGAGACAGGAGCTATTAGAGATGAAGACCCTTCAAGTATTGATAAACATTCTACCATTGTTGATTGCGTTAGGCAGATATGTCTCGCTTTCAAGAAGGTCGAAATACCTTGCTCTCCCGCGAGGGAGGCCAAGGCACTTGAGAACTTCATCTCCATTGAGCAGTCCTTTTCGAACTTCGAACTCCGACCTGAGCAAACAGAGGAATTTCTTTCTGTTTGTTCTGTGCTTTGGTCTGATATGTTACGGATGTTATCTTGTAACATGTTTCGCCCTCGGCACGGCCCCGGAGCTACCGCCGATCATAGATCTGGAAATCAGAAATATGTTTGGAGGAATTGGCATGAACGTCTCGAGCCTTACTTTCCTATAATCGACAACGGGTATCAAATATCCGCGGTCGAAGATGGGATGCTCGAGGATGTTACGTTCGATACGCCAGAACTTGAACAACCAGTCAAGGTCGTTCTCGTTCCGAAGACTCTTAAAGGTCCAAGAGTTATTGCCGAAGAACCCTGTTGCATGCAGTATGTGCAGCAAGGGATTCGCGATGTTCTCTATGATTTACTTGAGAACAAAAATCGATTTACATCTGGTCACATCAATTTCCGTGATCAAACCGTGAATCAATCTTTGGCTCTAGCTTCATCGAGTGATGGTCGATTAGCAACGATCGATCTTAGTGACGCGAGTGATCGAGTTCCATACGACCTTGCGTTGCTAATGTTTCAGTCAAATCCCGAAGTAATGGAAGCGATTGATTCCTGTCGCTCTTTGAGAGCAGTTTTGCCTAGTGGCCAGGTTATCGGTCCTCTTCGCAAATTTGCTTCTATGGGTAGTGCTCTTTGCTTCCCTGTAGAGGCTATGTATTTCTACACTTGTTGTGTAGTGTCTCTACTTAGGTCGCATAAGCTTCCTGTAACGCCACGAAACGTTCTAAACGTTAGTCGCGACGTTTATGTCTATGGGGATGATATACTTGTTCCCACTGACTTTGCGAGCTCTGTTCTTGATTGCCTGCAAGAATACAATTGCAAGGTAAATGCCAATAAGACATTCCTGTCAGGAAACTTTCGGGAAAGTTGTGGCGTTGACGCGTACCGCGGGGTCGAGGTAACACCGATCTACGTTGGCACAACTCAGCCTAAGAACAGGCAGCAAGTTCATGAACTGATATCTTGGATCTCTCTTGGAAATCTCTTCTACCAGAAGGGTTTCTGGAGATCTGCTTCCCACGTCTTTGACTGTGTGGAAGCGGTACTAGGGCCCTTGCCCTATGTATCTGATACCAGTAGTGGACTTGGTCGTGTCTCCTTTCTAGGTTATCGTTCCGTCCAAAGATGGAATGACCGCCTGCATCGCTTTGAAGTAAAAGCGTATGTTGTGAAACAATTGTATCGCACTGATACAATTGAGGGGCACGCTGCCCTGATGAAAAGTTTCCTTTCTTTGTCTCATCCTTTAACAGATGAGGCTGAGAAGGATCCTCTACATCTAGAGCGATCTGCGCGGCGCGGAGCCGTTGCACTTCAACTCCGCTGGACCCCCGCC